TTCACATTTGGCGTAGATGATCGATATTCAATATCGCCAAGAGTTGTTGATGGGTTTAAATTTTTAGTTGTCGTATCAACAGATGAACCAAGCGTGCGAATTGCAGCTGCGCCATCTTTGACCAACGCTGTATCATCTGGCGTTGTCCAGCCATAGTTTGTAGTAGTTGCCATTTTTCTCCTATTATCAGGCTACGATTGTAGCGTATTCCCATGTTAAAGTTGGGCTTAAAGTGTTCCAAGCCTCACCGATCGGAACTGTGTTCCAACGCATTGCCACTTGGCTAAATGCGACAGGTGAGAGATTGACTGTCAAAAACAATTCATTAAATCGGGTGCTCCAACGCCAGCCTTCCACATAACCTTCAAATTCTCCACCTGAAATTTGGGCTGGTAGATTTTGGATGTTCAGGGGTTGACCCATAAACACACCTAAAAGGTTGTCCCGATCGCTGTTGTCAATTTCTGAATTGGTGATTGGAAAGGTTATAGATTGAAAGGCTGGTAATGGAAAGGCACGCTGAGCAATGTATCTATCCGCAACCTCTTGAGCATCTACACCTGAATGAATAGCGGATTGAATGCTTTGTGCCTTGTAGCCATAAAGGGCAATTGATTGTGAACTTGATGCAGTTGCCTGTGAGTTAAAGTTGTTTCCATAATTAATATAAATATCGTTGCGAATATCGCCTGATCTTGTGATAGTTGATAATCCTTGACCTAAAGCATGCCTACCATCTAAATCAACATAACCATTGGCTGCTAAATAAGTCTGCCTATGGTCTGCATCGGCATAACCAATATCTCCATTAGGTGCTTCATAAAGATAACCAAATGCGCTATCAGCGATAATTCCTGCTATGTTGTAAACAGTATCAGGATTAGCAGATCTGCTTGACATTGTGTAAAGCCCAGGTTGATCGATTTCACCTAAGCCTTGATTACCTGCTGTTGCCCAAGTTTCAGTTGCATCATAAGTTGCCCATGTTGTAGCTGCTGGAACATCATTCCAAGATGCCAACAATACGCTAGACAGCAACTCATAAATTTGGTCGCCATCCTCATCCTGAGAAAGGTTGTCGTTGTAAATTTCTTTAGCAAGTTTAACTAGTGAACCCATTGCTAAGATTGTGTAATTAACAACAGTTGCCAATGCTCCGGTTCTTTCAACCGCAACAGTCAAATCGGTAACATTGCCACCAAACAAAGTGACATAACTTCCCGAACTGTTTTTGACTTGCAAACTTAAACTGTCATTAATGTCAAATGGTAAAGTTTGTCCAGATAATGCAATTAAAGATAGTTGTAAATAAGACGGATTTGGTTGAGTGTAAATATCTGTGCGACCTGCTTGATGCGCAATATCGCTGATAGCAATGTCGGTGTAATCAACACCAGCAACAGTCAGTTTCCAGTCAGGTGTCCAAAATGTCATTACTGAAACACTATTCCAAATCCTCCACCGAATGTGGGAGTTGATCTTGCTGAACTATCAACTAAAACTTTTTGCACAGCTCTAGCAGCACCTTCTGGATCTATTGCTTGAACTGAGATGTTATTTACTGTTGTGCGGTTTTCTCTAGTATTAGCATTTTCTATTGGCATTGATGGTGCGCTCAAATCTGCGCCACCTGCTAATTGAGATAAACCATAAGTTGCAGCAACTCCGGCGAGAGCAGCAGCGGCTAATCCAACTGATGTTCCACCTGTTGCAAAGGCAGTAGCGATAGCAGCACCGGCAGCCGTAGTTCTTAATACTTTCATCGCTGTAATCAAAGTGCCAATTGCGGTTACAAATGTCACAATTTTGCTTGCTACAAATACACTAGCAATAATTCCACCAACTATTAATAGTTCATCTTTTATACTAATAACAAAAGCAATAGTTCGTTTTAATTGTTGTCCAAACTCATAAGCACCTTTTGTTGCATCAGTAACACCAGCGGTAACGCTGTCTTGACCAGTTAAACCGGCAGCCAAAGCCTGAACATTTGGCACAACTGTAATTAATAAGTAATCAGCAAAATCCTTCATAATTGGAAGCAAGGCTGTTCCAATTTGTTCTTTTGTTTCAGAGAATGCAATCTCTAATTGCCTCATCTTAAATTCAGCGTTTGTGGACTCATTTTCTATAAATCCACCAAATGTTTTTTGTAAATCACCAACAATTGAATCGAAATCTTTTACAACCGATTTAGTGCTTGTTGTGCTTTGCCCAATTTTATCTTGAGCCTGAGATAATGCTAAAGAGGCTTTTATAGTTGCATCGGCGGTTGGCCCATATTTTTTTAGTGCCAAATCATAATTTAGTTGCGCTCTTTCCGCAGCAGCTACGGCAGCCGAGTTGTCTTTTGTTACTGTTATATTTTCTTTTGTTTGTATGCCTAGTTTCTGTAAAGCAGTTACATTGCCGTCGTATGCCCTACCCAAAGCATTTGCAATTGTTTCTAAAGGTTTACCTGTGGAAAGGCTTATATTTTGAGCAAGGGTTAATAATTTTTGAGCTTCAGTAACATCTTTAGTTGATCTAATTAAACGGCTTAATGCTGGTCTTAAAACATCATCTGTGGTTGCCGTCGCAATTGATTGTTTAGTGATATAAGTATCGATTGCAGCAATTTGATCCTCTGTGGCTTTAGTGTTAGATCGAATTGTTTGTTCTAACGTCTTACGGCTTTTTTCATCCTCTGCTGCTGCCTTAACAGCTGAAACGGCAAATGCTGCTGCTGCTGCGCCAACTGCTGCAAATGCCAATGCTGCTTTTTTGCCAAACTCACTAATTTTATCTGCGCTAGATTCAACAGATTTGTTGGCTTCACCTAAACTCTTTTTTAACTCATCGACATCAGCAAGGATAGATAATTTAAGCGTGCGATTACCGGTTGCCATTAGACCCATTCCTTAATGATGCGATTGAAAGCCTGTTCCCATTTATTAATTAATTCAGGCTGAATTTTGCGAAGGGTTGGATAGATAAACCAACCTCTCGAACCTCTGCCTTGCCGTCCTGAATAAGTAGGGAACTGCTTAAACTTATTAGATCCAAACTCAACTCCACCCCATAGGGTTTGCGTTGTAGCCCCACCTGAAAACTTTTGTCGTGCGAAACCATAACGGAACTCACCAATTTTGCTGGATTTAGAAATGCTAACGCCATCTGCGACTCTTTGCGCAACTGCGCCAGCCTTTGTTCGACCTCTAGCTGCTTGTTTAATTTCCTCTGATGCAAAATACGCCAAAGCAGCAGATTGAGTTCTTGCTTCCTCTGTTGCTTGGTCATCCATAAGTTTGAAAGCCTTGTATAAATCACGCAGATCGGATTTGTTGTAAGCAATGGTTTCATTTGCCATGCCTCTCCTCCAATATCTCGATCGCTGTTAAAATATCATCGGCATCAACCCATTCGCTCATTGGTATCTGTGTGGCTATTGCCAACTGAACCAATAATCTGTTTAGGCTTCCGACTGGGTGTCTTTTGGGTTTGCATCACCGACAATTACATCGACAACAGTTTCCATCCAAGCTTCATAAGGTTTAACTGGTTTGCCGGCATTTTCTCGCTTGTGTGCGTGATATGCCAAAAACATTAAGTCGCCAATACCCATCTTTTCAGATGCTTGACCAATAATGTTGCCAGTTGCCTTTTCCCATTTTGCCCACTCAGGTGGTTGGGCAATATAAGTTGCTTGCTCACCTGAGTTATATTCAATTGTAATTGGTAACTTCATTTGTTTGCTCCCGTTTATTTATTGATTAAAAGGTTTCTGTTGGCACTCCGATAACTTGGAATGAAAGAGATACAGTTTGTGCATCTGGTGCAGTTCCACCAGCTGATGGCCACATTGGCAATACTTGGAAAGTAAATACTGCGCCGGATGTAGCTGTGAAAACTGTGTTGATTGCTGTATCTGGTGCTGATTCGGCAACGCCCCATAGGATCTCACAAAGTGATCCAGTTGCGCCCCAATCGGCTAACATTTCAACTTCAAAGGTGAAGTTATTATCAGTTACCTTAAAGACTTTTCCGTCTAGTGTCTGATAAGTCTGACGATCCATCTCGCCAGTAAGTGTTGCTGTTGTTGCTTGTGCATCGAAATTATTACCGCCAATAGTGAAGGTAATATCTCGACCGGTAATAACTGTCGTTGGCATTTTTCTCCTTAGATTGTTCTCTGGTAATAGGT